CGTAATTATTTTTATTAGCAATAGCTAAAACAGTATTTCTAACCGAGTTAATCATGTTAAATTCTTTTTACAAATATAGGCAAAAAAAAAGAGGTCACTTTTTTTGTAACCTCTTCTTTATTTTAATAAGAATTAAATCTTATGACTGTAAACCAGCGGCTTTTACACCTGTAACAATACTAGATATTATTGTTGGCGCATATCCTGCTGCAGCAGCTTTAGGATAAGAACTTGGGTTTGGAGTAAAAACTGGTTGTTGCCATGATAGCGTATATGCAGTTTCGATAGATTGATTTAGGAAATCTTTCCAGCTAAACTCATCATAAGCATCAGCAGCTAAAGTAATTTTTAAAGACTGAACTGAGTTAAGTACATCGTAAGCAGCTTGTGAAGGCCCGTCTGTAACCGCTACTTGAGCAGGAACACTAGCGTAATTCGATATACCTTTGTAAAAAATCTGTATTACAGTTGCACTTTCTTGTTTAACCTCCATAATGTCATTAATAGAGATTAGCTTGTAACCGGAGTCAGTGCCTGATCCGTTTACGTTTAATTTGATAAATTTTTCCATATTTAAAAATGTTAATGGGTTAATAAAGCACAAAGATAATCTTTCTATTCATCTTTTTTTAAGCGACCTAATAAGAACTTGTATGCTTCAACACCTTTGTCGCTTTGCATATAAGACGCAACTACATAGTTAGGATCTTCAGCAAAAGGGATTGTTAACATTTTCTTTTTATTACTAGGAAGATTAAAGTACACGTCTTTATTTTTATTTCTAAAAGCTATAAAACCTTTGTCAAAAAAGTTTGCAACATGACCTTGTAATTCTAATAATGGATCTTTTACTATTTCTATAAATTCTTCAGGGTTATTTTTTGCATAAATTAATATGTCTCTTTTTAATTCTGGAATAGTTAATGTGTTTGATTGATTGCCCATTAATATTCTAGAAACTGAAATTAATTTTTCAGTAGTTAATTCTTTTGCTAACATTTGAGAAGTTAATTCAATATCTAATTGATTTAATTCTGCATTAGCATCTTTAGCGTTATCTACTTCTTCAAAAATAGTTCCGTTCTGAGGATGTAGTGATAAAAACTTTTGTAATACTTGGTTTTCTCTCTCTACAACTAACATGCCATCTTCAAAAACAACAGGCTCTATAATAGCATTACCGTCTTGTTCGTCTTCAAATGGAGTTTTTTGATTTCTTGCATATCTTAAAGGTTTGTTTACACCTTCATCTTCATCAAAAAATAATAAAGGAGATCTTGCAGAATGTCGTGATGATAACATATAGGATAAAGGAGCTCTTCCTTTAGTTAATCTGTATGCTCTAGTCTTAAGGGTAGTGTTTTTTTTCATTATAATGTAATTTAATTTGATTTATAAAAAGTAATAATTACCCCCGTTTTAAAAACGAGGGTAACATTACGGGTATTCTTAGTTTTGGAATAAGAAGAAGTTGTTTGCACCTAAAGTACATACAGCTCTTTCAGATAGGAAGTTTACTTCCATTGCATCCAGGTCAGAAGTTCTTGCTCCACCGGCAGAACCAGTAATCCAAGTTTTGTATCTTCTGTCTTCAGTTTCTGAAGCTCTATATCTAACATGTAAGAAAGGTCTTTTAGCGTTCTTACCTAAGATTTGGTCATAAACTGACGTTGAACCAGCAGGAACTAAAAGTCCGTTGATTCCACCAGCAACAAGTCCACCTCTCATAGTAGGATCGTTAAGATATTTCCAGTCAGACTTATAAAAGTCATAACCTCTTCTAAATCCTGTAAATCCAAGATTTAAAGCCATGTCTTTATCATTGTCAAAAAGACCATAAGATGTACCACCTGCTCCGTGAGAGTTTTGTGCAGCTAACATATCGTCAATATCAAATGAAAATTGTCTATTTACAAAAATAACATTTTCTTCAATAGCTCCTTGCTTATCTAGTCTCTGAATAATAGAATCAAATGCAGCTAGATTTTGTGGGTTACCACCTCCAAATACATTACCTCTATTTCCAACTACATAGAAAATACCTTCTGAACCAGCTCCTGTTGCGGCTCCAGCTACTGCTGTACCGTTTCCAAGTGCAGTTGATGCTCCAGAACCTACTTCCGCAGGTACTGCTTCTAACATTGCAGTTTCTAAATAATCTTCAAATCTAAGTCTAGTATCGTGCTCAGACTTTAAATACCAAAGGTATCCGCTTACGCCATCTTCACCTGTTACTTCAACCCATCCAATTTGAGCCATATCTGATCCAGATACAGAGTATTTATCTTTTATGATAATTGGTTTATTTTCAAAGAAAATATCATCTGATTCGTTAGATCCAACCATTCCAGCTGTTCCTTTAGCAAATTCAGATCCATATATAAATATAGTACAAGGTGCGTTGTCAGCCATAGCTTGACCAGCTGCTTCATAGTAAGCAATTGTTACTGTTTGTGCCGCTGCTCCTGCAGTTGGGCCTATTGTTACTACACCTTTATTAGTAAGAGTACCTCCTACGCCTTCTGTAGAAATCATAACTGTTTGTCCAACTCTTAGTGCAGCTGAAGTAGATGCTCCGATTGCAGGGCTAAAGTTTGCGTTTGGAATTGTCCATACTGAAGAATCATTTCCACCGTTAGCAACTGGAGTACATCCAGTGTATTTAGTGTGTAATCTACCTTGTTCTGCCCATTTTATAAGGTCAGAGTTTGAAGGCATTTCAGCGCCTACCATTCTTAAGAATGACGCTATTGTTCTATTCCCGTATCTCTCGAATTCTTTTTCGTAAGTATCAGGAAGGTATTGGTCTAAGAAATTAAAGTTCGTTATATAATTCGTGCTTAGAGCTTGTTGTTGGGCGCTTGGTTGTAAGTCAAATCCCGGGGTTGCATTTACTGCCATAATTTTTAATTTTTTTAATGTTTAACTTTTTTTCATGCTTCTAATTTTGAGTCCTCTTCCACTATCAGTATTTCCAACAGGTCTTATTTTCATCCCGTCTTTTGACACTGTTTGTGGCGATTGTCTAATGTCCATGTTAATGTTTTTAGATTTTCTACTAACATTATCTACAGCCTTTGACATTCCTTGGTCATAAAAGAATTGAGCAAATTTATCAGGATTCATAGCTACTGCTAATGAACGATGATATCCTTTTGGATCTTGCATTAAACCATCTTTGTTTAAAAATTTGCTAATAAAATTATTAACATCAGATTGAACATTTTTAAGTTCTTCAGCAGTTCCAGGCTTGAATGTAAAATCATTATCTCCAACAGTAAAATCAAAACCTTTGAATTCGCTGTTAAAAACCTCATCGGTTTTATTTAAGAAATAATCATACTTTCTTTTACCTTCATCTTCTTGATTTTTAGATTTCTCTATGTAACTTTTGTAGGCAGTTAAATTTTCTTTTTGATCTTCCGATAACCCACCCCCACTTGACTCAAGAGGAGCTTTATATTTATCTTTTTGTTCATTCAAAAACTTTTTAGCTTTCGCAAGTTCTCGTTTTTTCGCTAATTTGACCTTCTTAATATCTTTCGGTTCATCTAAGTCTTCGTCAAAACTAAATTTATCCTCAATGATATCTTGAATATCTATTTCATCCAACCCTTCTTCGGTTGAACTATAATAATTAGCTAGTACAATGTCATCTTCCATTGTATCAAAGTCTTTTTGTAAATTATAAAAGTCTTCAATACCACGGCCAGTTTCTTTTTTGTACTTAAAATACGCAGACACATCTTCAGGTAATTCCTCATTCGCCTCTTTTTCCGCAAACAATTCATCAACAGAATCTATATCCTTGTTGTATCTATTTTTTATATATGAAAGAACGTCTGTGTCACTCAATTCCGGTATGGGTGGTGACGCATCTAACTTATCTTCTTCTTTTATCTCTTCTTTTTGTTTTGAAAAATCTATCTTATTGTCAGTAACAACAGGATTTTGATTATCTTCAAATTTTTCTTCATGCTCTTTAAGCAGTTGCTGTTCAACTTCTGCCTGGGATTTCTCTTCAACAAACCCTAAGTCTCTTACTTTTATTTCCATTTGATTTAATTTTTTATAAAGTTACACATTTAATATACACGTTTTTAAGCCTATCAATTACCTAGGTTCAAATTCTGCTAGATCAAAACCATCTAAACTATCTTCGTTAGATTCAAAATTAATAGCTGGTAGATCTCGTTTTTTCTGTTCAATCATTTTAGAGGTTTGAGTAGATTGTTGGCTTATTCTTTGGTCTTTTGCCTTTTCTCTACCTTGTTCCCTTTGATCTAATTGAGATTGCTCAACACCTTTTAATTGCATTTGGAAATTAAATTCCGTTTGCATTAGTTGTTCTTTTAATTGAGCTTCCATTTGTAATTTTTGAACATCAAAATTCATCTCACTTTCTTTAATCTGTATTTTAGATTGAGTTTCCATTTGTGTTTTCTGAGCGTCAAGCTGAGCTTGAGCTTGTTGCGCCTGCATTTGCATTTGCGCTTGCATTTGTTGTTCTTGCGCTTTCTGCGCTTGCTCGGCTTCTTGTTTTTTCTTACGTTTTAATTTAAGAAGTTGATTAGCCATTTTGATATTATTTAATTCTCTAATATCTATAGCATCTTCTAAACTAATATTTTCTTTAGACAAAGCCATTTGAATGTTTTGTTCCAACATAGCTTGCTGCTCTTCGTCTGGAGCCATTTCAATAAAGATTCCAAAATCGTGCAAATATAAATTTTTTATTTCATCAATTATATTTACATTATATTTCCCTATCTGCATAGCAAACTCATCAGCAAAATCAGAATACTCTAAAATGTCAGCTGTTCTAATAGATAATGCTTCCGCAATTGTTTTTGTTATATATAAGCTAGCCTGAAGAATATGTCTAGTCGCAGTGTTTGAGTTTAAAGCTGCTAATTTCTGAACACCAACTAAAGAATTAGGATCTGGCATCGAGCCATCTCTTGCTTCATTTAATCCAGTAACTTGTCTAATCATATCTAAATAATGATTATAGTTTGCAATTAACATTTGCATTTTACTAGCACCACTATTAGAGGTTAATTGAGTTATAGGAACTCTAGCATTATTGTATTCGCCATCCTGAGTATAGCTACGCCCTACAACACTACCTGTTTGGAAGTATAACCTTAAGGCATCTTCTGGATTATAAGCGTTTCCTGATCCCAAGTCCACTTCATTTAATCCATCAGCATCTATAAACACACCATCTGGCACTACCCTTGATACTACTTGTTGTATTTTTAAATGAGTCATCTGAATTAAATCAGCAAAAGGAATCATCCTTCTAACTAAAGACTCTAGCCCACCTTTGTACATTCTAGGTGCGCAGGCAATATAGTTAGGTAAGGCATATTGATTTGATGATTTAGGTCGAACCATGTTTTCTGACAACTTCCATTTTAAAATAATATTAGTTCCCATTACCATTACGCCCTCATACCATACATCTATTCTTTTTTCTATTCTTTCAAATTCTCCCTCATCCATCTTTTCTTGTGGCGGGTTAAATTGATCATCTTTTTCAACCGTTTTAAAAGCACCGTCATTTAATTTTTTTCTTTTATAAACAAAACTATGTGTGGTTTTATAATTAAAATACATCAATGTAGCTGTGTCTCTATGAAACAAACTGTTTTGATAAAATTGTGCATTGTTAAAATAATTATACCACGACTGACTATGTTTTGAAATTTCTTCTAAATCTTCATTTGTTAAATCAGGATCAATTTTAATAAGCTCTGTTATTGGAACGGTTTTAATTTCTCCCCAATAAAAACAATCTTTAAAATAAGGATCTTCTGTATAACTATAAACAACATTAGCTGGATCAACATATTCTAAC